TAAGTGTTCCTACCCACCGAAAGCGTTACACTTTTTTTTTACAACCTTATGGCAGATAACAAGAAAAGCTTTTTACTTTATTGCGACTTAATACACACGGTTCAGAAGCTAAGTGACGAACAAGCAGGTAAGTTGTTTAAGCACGTTTTAGAATACGTTAACGACTTGAACCCGGAAACAGAGGACTTACTTACAGAAGTTTGTTTTGAACCAATTAAACAAAACTTAAAACGTGACCTACGCAAATACGAAGAAATTAGAAAGAAGAAAAGCGAAGCAGGTAAAAAAGGAATGGCTAAACGATGGGCAAAAGATAACACGAATAACACCTGTTATAAACCTATAACAAAAATAACCGATAATGTTAATGTTAATGTAAAAGATATATATAGAAGATTTGCACATTTGTCTATGTCTGTGGATCAGTTTAACAAGTTACAGGTAGACTACACAAAAGAGCAAATAGATTCGTGTTTAGATAGCATAGAGAACTTTAAAAACAACAAGAAATACAAATCATTATATTTGACTGCGAAGAATTGGTTAAAGAAAGAACCAAAACACGAAGAAGACAAACTTACACAAAAAGCAAAAAGGTTAGGATATGCTTAGAAAAGGCGAACAACTACAATACTTACTTGACTATAGAGACGGAAAAATAAAGCAAGGTTTAGAAATAGGATGCGAACTTGACAAGCACATAGTATTTAAACCTAAACAACTGAATATAATTTTAGGACACGACAACGTAGGTAAGTCTTATTTTGTCTTTTGGTACTTTTTGACACTTGCATTAAAACACGAACTTAAATTCTGTATATGGGCAGGAGAAAATAGCTACGGTCAAATACTTCGTGATATGATACAAATGTTTACAGGTAAACCGTACAAGACTTTAAGTCATAAACAAATAACAAGTGCAGCTACATACCTAGAACAATACTTTGACTTCATAGACAATTCAAAGCTATACAAACCTGCAGAACTTTTAGAACTATTCAGACAGTCAGATGCTAACGCTTGTTTGATTGATCCATACACAGGACTAGATAGAAAGATGGGTTACGAAGGCAACTACGAATTTTTAAATATGTCTAGGCAATTTGTAAACGAAACAGGTAAGACTATTTACATAAACACCCACCCAACTTCAGAAAGCGGTAGAGGTGGTAACATATTTCCTGTAGGTCATAATTGGGCAGGTCATCTTAAACCACCAATGGCTGCACACGTAGAAGGAGGTAAAAGCTTTTTAAATAGATGCGATGACTTCCTAGTAATACACAGACTTGTAAAACACGAATCGATGAAATATGTAACTTTAATTTCTGTAGACAAAATAAAAGACACAGACACAGGAGGTCAACAAACGTTGTTAGAAGACTATATATTTTGTGAATTTAACCGTGGTTTAGGTTTTGAAATAGGAGGCGTAAACCCACTTAAAAAATTAAGATGAAAACTTTTAATAGCATAAGTGGTGGTCAAACGTCTGCATATTTAGAAGTGCATTATCCAAGTGATTATAGAGCATTTGCGTTAGTAAGAACATTAGACAAAAATTGTATTTATCCCGATGCAAAAGTAAGGCAGATGGTAAGCGATAAGATAAACGCAGAATTTGTTGGTACTTTAGAAGATGACATAATTATAGACACTATTTTAGATTTAGAGCAATACACAGGTAGAGAAATAAAATGGGTTACAGGTAGAACATTTGATGAGATAATTAAAAGAAAAACAGGCATACCAAACTTACCACAACCAATGCGTAGATTTTGTACGTTAGAGATGAAAGCAGAACCGTTGTTTAAATATTGGTTAAGTTTAAAAATTGATCCTTGGGAATGTCGTTTTGGATTTAGAGCAAATGAAAAGCGTAGAGCAAAAAACACAAACAACAGACTTAACCAAAAAGGTTTCCTTACACATAAAGGAATTATAGGCAAACACAAAAACGGGAATAACAAATGGAAAGAATTTGCTTATCAAAAACCAAGCTATCCTTTAATAGAAAATAATATATTTAAAGACGAAATACAAAAGTTTTGGAAAGATAAACCTGTAAGATTTGCTTGGATGAATAACTGTGTAGGATGTATGCATAAAGAACCAATGCTTTTAAAGAAAATGATGACTAAGCACCCAAATAAATTACAATGGTTTATTGATCAAGAAGAAAAAGCAAAAGTAATGAAAGGCAACACTTGGAGGCAAGATGCGCTATACAAAGAAATAAAAGAATGGAATCCACAAATAGAACTTTTTGACGATGATTTTAATGACTGCGATAGTGGTTACTGCGGACTATAAAACAAAACTATGAACACACTTGAAATACTAAAAGCAAAGATTAACTTAAAGACTACGATTATAAAGTTTAAAGCAAGTCTTGAAGAACTTGTAGAAAAACACGAAAGCAGAACAGACTTAATTACTTCTATGAAAGAAAGCTTAGAAGACATAGAACACTTTCAATCTGTTTTTAGAGACTTTGAAATAGAATATTATTTAGAATGTAAACTTAATCTTAGAAATCAAATAATAATAGCAGAACATAAACACGAAATAGACAAGCTAAAAGAAATTATTAACGATGCTAAATTAGAATTATGAAATGCCCACAATGCACAGAGTCAATAAAATGGCAAGAGCAACACGAATACGAAGACTTCAGCTTAGAAGATGACGGCATAATAAACGTACACTTATGCACTAACATAGATTGCAACGTAGAAGAAGTTTACATATTTCAAAAAGATGAATGAAAGAGATTAATAATAAAAAAACAATTATGGATTTATTTAGCAATAAAGAAAAGATAGATCAAAACAAAGAATGGGAAAAAGAATGGAATGGAATGCCATCTTATAACAATGTTAAAACAAAAAAACCTTTTATAACCGCTACGTTTAAATTTAGAAATCAAGAGGATTTCGATTTTTTTAATAATTTTTTAAAAAAAGAATTGTATAAAGAGGAAAAAATTTTTGATGGGATGCAAAGAAAAGATAAGAAATCAACTTGGTATCCATTAAATGAAAAGGCAAGTAAATTTATAGTTTTATGAATCCCAAATTTCCAATTTACATTATAAGCAAAGGCAGATGGGAAAGAAGGCAAACAGTAAAAACTTTAGAATTTGCCAATGTTCCTTATAGAATAGTAGTAGAACCAAAAGAATATAAATACTATTCTGAAGTAATTGATGCAAATAAAATAATTATAGCACCCGAAAATTTTAGCGAACAAGGTAAAGGAGGCATACCCGTTAGAAATTATGTATTTGAGCATTCAATAAAAGAAGGTCATAAATGGCATTGGATTCTTGACGACAATATAGAAAGTATAGAAAGGTATGAAAACAACCTTAAAATTAAATGTAAAACTGCTACGCCTTTTAGAGTTATAGAAGACTTTGTATTACGCTATGAGAATATTGCACAGGCGGGAATGAATTATGCTTTGTTTTGTCCTTCAAGTGAAGCAAGGCAACCAATTAGATTCAATACAAGAATCTATTCTTGCATTCTTATAAATAATTCTATGCCTCACAGATGGAGAGGCAAATACAATGAAGATACAGACTTAAGTTTAAGGTTTTTAAAAGATGGTTATGTAACTGCGTTATTTAATCAATTTTTAATTGGTAAACGCGCAACAATGTCGCAAAAAGGAGGCAATACAGATTCTATTTACAATGAAGGAGATAATAGACTTGCCTTTGCTCAGTCTTTGGCTAATCAACATCCCGATTGCGTAAAGGTTACTAAAAAATTTGGTAGATGGCATCATCAAGTTAATTATAAACCTTTTAGATTTAATGCTTTAAAAAGAGTAAAAAACTACGACAAAATAGTAAAAAAAGGCGTTAACAATTATGACATGAAAATTGTAAAAATCAAATAGATGCCACGTTGTAAAAACTGCAAAGATAAATTTGAAGCCAAGCACTTTAACCAAAAATACTGCTTTAAATCTGAATGCGTTAAGGTATGGGTAGAAACTGCAAAAGTCAAGAATTGGAAGAAAGAAAAAAAAGAACTAAAGGAATCTTTAGAAACTGTTCAAAGTTTAACTAAAAAAGCACAACGATATTTTAACGCATATATAAGAGCAAGAGATATAGCAAAAGGTTATCCGTGTATTTCTTGTGGTAAGCCATTACGCAAAGGAAACATAGATGCCGGGCATTACTATTCTGCAGGTGGTCACGTTTCTGTGAGGTTCAATCCTTTGAATTGTCACGCTCAGTGCAGTAGACCGTGCAACAAAGATAAAAGCGGTGATCTATTGAATTATCAAATAGGTATAGAAAAACGAATAGGAGGCGAAGAACTGTTTAAGCTACACGAAGAAGCACACAAAACACGAAAGTACACAAGAGAAGAATTAAAAGAGATAATAGAATTCTACAAGCAGAAAATAAAAAATGTAAAATAATTTCGTTTTTTATTTGTGTATACAAAAAGAAGTATTATATTTGTGTATACAAATTAATTAACACGCTTAAAAAAACAAAATGACACACACAACACACACAACAGGACACGCACTTAATTGCATAATTACTAAAAAACAAGATATAATTAAGGCGGGTTTATTAAAAGACTTCTTATCTTTGGAATATGGCTACGCTATAGATTACAAAAGAAAAAACGGTTCTCTACCAAAAACTAAATTTTATTACGGAAGAATGTAAAACCAATGGGGCGAAAGCCAACTTTAAAACCACAGGCGCAGCAATGCGCCTTTTTTTACACTTAATATATTTACACTATGAAACATTTATTTAAGGCACTTGCAGCTTTTCAACAAGAAGTAAAGCCAATATTCAAAGGCACAAAAGGCTATGGCTATTCTTATGCAGACTTACCTACAATCTTTGACAAGATTAATCCACTACTAGAAAAACACGGTCTAGGATTCACACAACTAATTAACACACACGAAGAAGATAACTACTTAAACACTATTATCTTTCACGTTGAAAGTGGTGAAACGTTAGAATCAAACACACTTATTCCACAAGCAACACTAAAAGGTATGAACGACTACCAAAGTTTCGGTAGTGGCGTTACCTACTTTAGACGTTATGCACTATCTTCTGCACTTGGCTTAGTAACCGACAAAGACACGGATGCAGCAGGTGAGCAAGTACCTGTAGTTAAGAAAGAAAAGCTATCTAAAGAACGTTTTAAAGATGCGTTAAAAGCGGTACAAGAAGGTAAGATTACAAAAGACAAACTTACAGACAAGTTTGCACTAACTAACGTACAATCTAAAGCACTTGAATTATGCTAAAGATTAGATGTTCTTCTATTGGTAAGATAATGACTAACAGTAGAAGTAAAACAGAAACACTAAGCAAGACCTGTAAGACATACTTACAGGAACTTGCAGTAGAAGAATTGTACGGTAAGCGTAAAGAGTTTAACAGTAGATACACGGACAAAGGCAACCAAGTAGAAGACGATGCAATAAAGTTAGCAGAAAGCGTTTTAGACTTAGGTTTTATGATCAAGAACGAAGAACACTTCGAAAACGACTACTTGACAGGTACACCGGATGTAAACACGGACATAGTTTTAGACGTTAAGTCTTCTTGGGATGCTACAACCTTTCCGTTTTTTGCTGAAGAAATACCTAACAAAGAATATTATTTTCAGCTTCAAGGTTACCTAGCACTTACTCAGAAGACTAAAGCTTACTTATGTTATTGCTTAGTAAACACACCGGAACTTATGGTAGAAGACGAAGTACGCAGAGCACATTGGAAAGAACACTTAATAGATGAAAGTGATGAACTTCGTGAACACGTTGAAGCGCAGCACAACTTTGACAACATACCTGCAGAAAAACGAATAAAAACTTTTGTTATAGAACGTGACGAACAAGTAATAAAAGACATATACGACAGAATAGAAGACTGTAGAAAGTATTACGAAACACTAATAAGTTAATTATGGACAATCAAATATTTGAACACTACAGGGAACTAAAAAGAAAAGAACAAGAGTCAAAACAACTTCTAAGTAAACTTGGCTATGTCATAGGAGACAGGGAAGCAATAAACGAAACTGTTATGCTTATCAAAAGCAGAAAGATAGATTTCATAGAAGGTGTTGATCTAATTATTAAAGAACTAAACGAGAACGATGCAGACAACGAA